ATTATAAACAAAACCCGCGGCTCCTGTAGCTGATAACGCTACTGTTCCAGCGCCAACTGTTACGGTTATATTTCCGCTTGCTGATATAGTGCCCGCCGCTGGGGTTGCGCCAGTTGATCCAATAATTACTTGGCCGTTCGTCATTGCTGAGGACCATGCGGGTACACTTGCCGATGATGATACTAAAATTGCGCTGGGTGCTGCAGTTATCGGGCCTACCGTGTTTGATGCTGAGCCAAATAATATTGCATTTGCAGAAACAAGATCTGGATATGTCGCAGTCGTGTAAGCATTTACCGTTCCATCTGATCTCAGAATTCTACCAGCTGCCCCAACGGTATTTGGAAATACGGAAGTAGAGGTAAGATAGTTTGTACCATTTGAGATTATTACTTTTCCGGCTGTACCGCTAGTAATCGGATATGTCGCGGTTGACCACGCCAACCCTGTTGCAGCACTGCTTGCAACTTGAAGCATTTGGCCATTTGTTCCGCCAACTGCTAAGCGTGCATTGACAGTACTAAAAGTATATAAATCACCTTTAGTTGTTAAAATATTTGCAGAAAACTGCGCTGCGAAATTTGAATATAACATTGCGGTGTCATCAGTAAGCCCATACGGGGATCGTCCGAAATACATAAGATCCGCGCTTAAGTTTGAGGTTATCGGATTAGCTGTATAAACTTGGTTAATATTTTTTGACATTTTTAATTCCCTAACAAAAGTAATACACTCAAATCCAATAAATTGAAATTAGTTCCATCCAGCAATAAAAAACTGTTAGATGAATGATTACTATACGTACTGTAAAGCAACATTGTCGTAAACCCTGAGCCAGGCCATAAAGACATACAGTTTTTTCCCTTAAGAAGGGGTGGTAATAATTACCACCCCTAATTTAATTACTTCATTATTACATAGTTGAAAGTTCCAACGCCTGCATCAGCTGAGCTTGTTACTACAAAGCTTCCAGCACCTGGGACAATCTTAAATACAGATACGGCATTTGCTTGAGTATTCCAATTCCCAATAACGTTACTTCCCGCTGTGCAAAATGCATCTACAAAAGATTGTGCGGCAGCACCACCAGCGGCGGCAGCACCGGCAACTGATTTCATACTTACGGCAGCTGTTGAAACAACAACACCACCCGTAGCCGCTGCGATATCAGGAATCGAGTAAACTGTGGATTGGCCCATTACGCTATTTCTAAGTGTAGTATTAAAAGCACCGCCAGCATTAAGAGCTGAGACAATTAAAGTACCGTTAGCTGCAGTTGTAGGGAATGATGTAAATGTTCCCGCATTACCAGAAGAGCCCGCAGTTACGCCAGCAGTTGCGGATAATGCACCTGTAACATTAAGAGCTTGGCCAAGTGTGACCGTGGTTGTTGCAGCTTTGAGGTTACCCGCTGTATCAGAAAATACTGGTAAAGCATCTGCAGTGGATGCACCGCCTGAATATGCTACGCCGCCGGCTGATGGATCAGCATTAAATACTAGCGCATTGATCCCGAGTTCATTTGGTAATGGTTCAACTAAACTATAAAAGTTACCGGCATTTACAGAGCCGGCAGCTACTGAAACAAATTGACCAGCTTTCATTTGCTCAATAGATTGATAATCAGCAGCTCTTTCCAATACAACAGTTGCGGCAATCGTTCTTACTATATAAATACCTTGTTGATTTGTGTTCGTTTGTGTTTGAAGTAGTACGCGATCACCCGCAACCAAAACAACACTATCAACTGTTAAAGATGATGCAGCAATTGTTAATGTAGCGCCAACACCATTATTGGTATTTCCATTAAAGTACGTGCCTGCTACGTTTGAAGTAGAGACAGCGCGGACAGGTGTTAAACCTGGGTAAACGTTATATTGTGTTTGTGTCATGTGTATTGCTCCAAAAAATTAATAAATAGTTTCCTAACTTCCCCACACCAAACTAGCGGCTGTTGTACCAACAGTATTTACTTGTAAAGAGTAAATAGGATGCCAGACACCGGCCGCTAATCCAACGAGTATTTGCGTCGTTCCATCCCACTTAACATAGGATACGCTTCCTGTTACGCCAACATACAACCATCTGGCAAATTCTGAAAATCCCGTTAAACCATATGGGGTATCAAGCGTTACATCGCCGGTTCTTGCAACGCCCGCCATGGTTCTTGTTGGACCTGTAAAGGTATGAGGGTCAAGTGAGGGAACTACTAATGTAGCTAAAGCCATGTGAACTCCTTTTACAAAAAAAATAAATACATAATGTCCATTTGAAACTTAAAGCTTTATAAATATGTTTTGATAAGTCGTTGGCTGAATTATCGAAATAGGAGTGTTTGGGCTCCCAGCATTAACAGACAAAGAAACTGCGGATATAGTTGATCCGCCTCCGCTTCCTGTTCCTGGTCCAACATTTGTCATAACAGTCCCTGGAGTTGCGGGGATCGCTGGCAATTCAGCTGCAGTAATAGTGTGTGTATCTGCACCAATATATTCACCCAGCACGCTTGCTATTAATCCAGCTCCCGAACCTGCTACAGCAATTGCACGGCCCAACGTTCTTGGTATAGTAAGCGTTTTATTGGCACTAAAATCAGCAACAGCCGATGCACCTCGGCCAGTGCTTACAGGTGCGTAAGTATTTGAAACATTATTCCATAACAATGAGAATAATTGGAATGTATCTATATTTGCACGCGTTGTTGCAAGCGATGCAACACTACCAATACTTCCATCATTTGCAGGCACCCAGCCAAATGGTGAAAATGTATTATAGCTTAGTCTAGTGTCGCCGGTTCTTGGGCTACTGATAATAGAATCTATTTGATCATACGTTTGAAAATCAGCAACCGTTGCAGTGTTGAACGATCCAAGATACAAAGATGGTTTTGCAATATTAATATTGCATGTAGAATTTAGCGGCAAATTAACTTCTAAAAATATCGCATCATCGCCACACGTTCCCAGTACTACAGCGCCACCAATTGCGGGAATAGTGAATTGATAATTATATTTTTTCCACGTGCCACTTACAATTGCAGTTGGGGTTACTGTAGTTACAACCGATGCTGTTGGCGAACCGCCTTGACCAAAATATTGGCGTATCGTAATGGGCACGTTAACTGTTCCAGCTGAGCCATTTTGCATCCAAATAGAAATACTAACAGGCTGATTTTCAAAAGAGTTAACATGCAAATTAATCGGATAACGAATAAATTTAAATGACTCAACGCCTGGAGTTGAACAAATATAATTTAAATAAACTTCAGGTGTCACATCTCCAGCAAATGGATTGTTATCTAATGCAAAAGGAACAAATGTGATTTGATCAACAGCTGCCCCATCTTTTTGGATTGTGGTATCGGGTGTTGAAAATCCTTCGTGATTTCCTGGCGCCAATGTTGTACTTGTAGGGATTGGAGATGCTGACGTTCCTAAGTTGTGATAATGGACATTATTAGCAATATAATTACTGACTGATTGAACAGTTGTAATAGTTCCACCGCCACCACCACCACCAGCTGTTGTAGGGCTATAATTATCAACAGCCCAAACTAACGTCCCTCTATTTCCGTTTGGGTCAACTGAGTAAACTTCAATATAGTAAGGCTCATCTTGCGCCCAGAATATCGGTGAGCTAATAACGCCATTTGCCGATATACGAATAGGATCGGGAAAGGCTAACGTTAGCCCTGGATCTTGAAATACTAATTTTTGAGATGTTTTATCTAAACTACGAAAAGTATAAAAAAATCCTGCACCTAATGGCTTGCCACTATTATCAACGAAGTACCAAATTGGTTCTGGTAAAATTACACCTGATAAGGCCATTATTTACTTCCTTGTAAATTATTCAAATTGTTTAGTTATATAATTAACACCAGCCAAAGCAGCCCCGCCGCCGGCTAAGCCAGTACCAATATTTTTTAAAGAATTAATTGATTTTTGTTTTGCCTGGTATTTATTAACTTGTTTTTCCACAAAAGGATCAGAGCTTCTAATTTTTTGCATAGGTTTTGAATTTTCAGATAAAACATTCATGATATTATCAGGAACTTTTAGAAAGTCTGGGTTAACAAGATTCTTGATTGCTGTTGAGGTATTTTTTCCATAAAACAAATCTTTAAATTTAGCATATTTACTTCTACCTTTATTTAAAGCATCTGCAAGATCTTCATTGCCTGTTGATTTAAAATGATCAGATGTACCTTGATTTATATTATTTCTTAGTTCGTGCATTTCTTCGCCCACATCATTATCAGCGGCGAACTCTGATGACATTTTGTTCCTGGATCGTTTGCCCATATCAGATTGCAATTTATGCAAAGCTTCATAATTACCAGTGGCTGCATTATTTATTAAATCTCTAGATGCTTTCGTTTTAGGAAAATATCCAGGTGTGCGAGCTTGTGCAATTAATTCTGGATCAACAGGAACCGTATCAATACCTCTATCTTTAGCCGCATTTTTAACTTGATCATATAATCCTGAAGCTTCTTGATGCATCATATTGTGAGTATTTTGCAAAGATTCCGCAGTTAAACCAGGTTTTATTCTGTTTAATGCGCTAGTCCATTTTAATGGATTTAATGCTTTTAATGCTGCCGGAACACCCAAAACAGCCAAAGGATTTTCACCAATTACACGCAGTAATTGATCGCCAGGGGTATTAGATGGGCCAAACGCTTGATTAATTTCGCTAGAAATATTTCTTTCTTGGGGTATACGTTGCGCTACAGATTGCGGAATTAAATTTAATCTATTTGCGGAATAGTCAGCAATTCCACGCGGTAAATTTATAGAATCATTCCCAAATTGCGTGAATCCAGCCGCTACTTGTTTTAAAGCATGCATTGGATCATTAATAATAGAATTAAATGCACTAGGAATTGATGTTTTGGATGCTTCAAAATTTTCAGGTAACTCAGATGCAAAATCAGTTGCATTTTTCCAGGCATCTTTTCCTATACGTGGCAAAGCATACAAAGCAGCTTTTCCAAAACTTTCCTTTGGCTGATTTTCTTCATTGCTCTCATCAATTGACCAATCCGAGCTTTTAGGTTGCTCATCTTCAACCATTTGCCAATCAGACATTAGGAACCCCCAGCCTTCTAGCTTCTTCTAAACTTACAATTTTTTGCTCACCTTTTGAATTTTTAATTTTAATGGTAGGCTTATACTGATCTTCTAATTGTTTTCTCATTTGCGGACCATTTAAATTTTTATCAGCCATTGCAAAAGCATCACTTTGATCCATATGCTTTGTGCGCATTAAATTTTCAGCTAATTTATTTCTATCAAAAGTAAATTTTGATATAGAAAGCAATGACAATAATTTGCCACGAGCAGCGTCCGGCATATCTGCCGGGCCTGGCTTCATACTATTTATCAATGTATTTTCAAAACCCTTAAACGATCCTTTGTATTGACTTGCTGCCTGTTGAACTATTTCCCCACTTCTTGCAAGAAACTGGCCCGCAAAAGTTTTCTGTGGTTCGTTTCCTAAATTAGCATACCAACCCATCTCATGTTGATTCGCTAATGGTAATTGGCGTATCGAACTATATACTGGGTCTTTAAGTAAATTACCCATCTCTTCTAGGTTATTTAATTTAGTAGCTTCAACCTTGTTTTCATCACTTATAACGCCTTCTTGTTTGGCTCGGATTTTCCCTTCTTCTTCTCTTTGCGCTTTAATGCCCGCAAAATTACCCGCATTATCAGCATAACTTGAAGCAGGAGGATTGGCGCCAGCTTGTTGGTTTTGATACCAAGATGAAAGTTCTGCATCACCAGGGACACTATACATGCCTTCCTTTTGCGCTTTGTCTTTAGCTTCAGGGCTATTTATCCAAGCTTGGGTAGCTAATTTTTTCTCATTATCTTCCATCTGTGTTGGTTCTGGTTCTGGTTGGCCTTGTGGCATTTGGCCTTGTGGCATTTGGCCTTGTGGCATTTGGCCTTGTGGCATTTGGCCTTGTGGCATTTGGCCTTGTGGCATTTGGCCTTGTTGTTGTTGTTGACCACCACTTATTAAGTTTTTTAACCAATTTAATACGGGATGATTTTGTGACTGCGGAAATTGCATTAAAGAATTTCCAGTTCCTTGGCCCATTGCTGCATTATAAAGGTGTTGCGTAGTTGATGGATCTTGCAAAGAGGAACTATTTGCCACAACATCAGGATTTCCCATCAATTTAGCCAGAAACTGCGGCCCCATTAATCTAGCATAAGCCAGTTTTGATGCTGAATCAGCGTAAGCCGTCATAGGCGCATATTGCAACTTAACACTTGCCATTTGATTGTCTAAATTACTTTTAGTTAAAGCATTCATGCCCCCCATAGCTGTTACTATGCCACCGCCTGGGCCTACGTCTGAAATAACTTTTGGTAATGGCAATGCCATAACAACAACTCCTTATAAGAACATACTCGCAAGCGAAATACCGCCACCAATCATGTTTGACCAATCTTGGTTTTGGCCAGCTCGCTTACCATACGCTGCATCACCCATATTTTGGCCCATATTGCTGTATATATTACTCATCTGATTAGCAGCATTTTGCCCACCTTGCATTAAGCTTTGCTGACCTTGGCCGTACTGCGTATTAATGCCCAGGGCGTTACCTAGCCAGTTTTGCATATCTTGGGATGAAATATTTTGTGAGTTTTGTTGCATTTGTTGTTGCATCGCACTGGATCCGCTTAATCCTGACGCTGATCCCATATTTTGACCGGCGCGCATTCCTTGTTGCTGTTGGTACTTAGCAAAAGGAGATTCTTGATATTGGCCCATCAAATTATTCATAAAGCCAGAAGGATCTTGCTGGCTTTGCAACCATTTTTGATAATCGCCAATTGCACCTTGGCCAGCTTGAGCATAAGGTTGTTGTGCATCAGTAGCTTGCTGACCGTACTTTTGATACTGATCCATCGCATCATCGTAAGGCTTACCAGAATTTCCGAACAGACCGCTAAGCATTCCGCCTATGCCACCGCCCATAAAATTCAAAAGACCATTACCTGGGCCGCTACTTCCAAAATTACTGGCTGGCACCATTCCACCGCCTGAATACGCAGGTGCTTGGGCATAAAGCCCGTTCATTGATCTATTATTCATAGCTGCATGTCCTTACGCTCTATTAATAAGATGTCCAAACCCCTGCTTTAAAGTATTGGGCTGATCCTATAGTTGTATTGTATATCGTCTGCCCATTGACTGGTACTCGTATTGCGTTTCTTTCCGCTGTTGTAAGCTGTGGTAAAAAAACCCCATTTTGCGTTAAATACCCGATGAGATTCATGTAAAACGTACCCATGAAATCCATCCAAATAGGCGACATATTATTTGATCCGCTAGTGATAACAGGATCATAAACTGGAAACTCGTCAAAACTATTTGGCATGTTTACTCCGGCAAAATCTCATACGCCCAAGCAGCACCCAATAAAACAAAAGGTGTTTGATTAAAAAATTCAAGCCTGGGAACAAATGCCTGTCCTCTGACCGTTGTGCCTTTCTTTCGCCAGAGCGTACGAAAAGTTCTTTCACCAACTTGGCCCATGGGTGACTTTTCTCTATATCCATACGATTGGCCGCCGTCTTTTGATATAGATAAAAACACTTCTGGCAAAACCGGAGAATACAAAGCGGTGCCCTGGGTAGTTATAATATTATCTCCTGACTCAGTCAAAAGAATATCCCCAACTTCTGTTAGAATATCAGTATCAAGTATAGCAAATGCATTATCCGGAATTTGACCCTGCAATAAATCTATTTGAAACCTATCTATCCTCAATCTTTGATAACCTGGTGGGCAAATAGCTTTACCAATTCTCATTCTGCGTATAGATTCGCCCGCATTAGAACTAACAAAGCTATTTACCAAATACATTATTTGCTGATTATAATGACCGAAATAATTCAATCCATTAAAATACGCGTGTGTTTGAGCTGGGTGCCTGTCGCCGTTTAATATTTCTTCTTCGTGCCATCTTCTATTTTGCTCATCTGACATACTATCATTATATACAAAAGTATGATTAGCAGCTGTAAAGTTTAGACGATAAAATATTAATCCATTTTCTTTTATGATAAATCCGCGCGCATCTGCAACGCCTTTTAGCGGATCAGCGTTATACTGCGCAAGCTGGAAATCCAGCGCTCTACCGCTTATTGGAACTGATTGAGTTCCCATTACTTCCATCACAGATCCAAGCCCGTCGCGAGTTTGTGATAAGAAAAACATTTTATCAAAACCAACTGCAATGCTTCCGCGGCCTGTTGTCCCAAACTCCATCAAAAAAGAATTGTTTCGACGGAATGGTAAATTTGTTCCTGCACCTGCGTTTTCCCAAACTTCAGTATAGTATTCAGAGAATAAAAATAATTTTCTGTGTAAAGTTCTACACGCAACAATATTCCCAGGATGGGAAGTTATTTGGCCTGATTGCAATTGGCCGTTATTTGTTATACTTCCTGCGCCACCTGCAACAGAAACAATTGCTATGCCACCATTGGTTGCTGATACTGTTATAGTTGTTGGATTTACAATTGATGAAACATAATAAATTATCCCTGCCGTTAGTTCTGCAGGCAAGCCACCCCCAGTAAATGAAACTGGTGTTCCAATTTGATAATTTGAAATTGATGTTCCAGCAGTAAACGTTATAACAATCGATGATGCACCTACTGCCATTGTAACAGTTGATAAAACCCCTGAATTATCCGCGCCCCAAACTAGTCCATTGCCAAAACTAGATAGCTGGAATTCATTTGTTCCGCCATTTGCGACAACAAAAAATAAATCCAGCAAGGTTACATCAATTGGATCTGGAGGAAAAGCTGGATCAGTTATTTGAACCATTACATTTGTAATAGTATCAAACAATAACCCACGCACACCATCCACAAATAATATTTGATGCTCATTTGCATCAATGCCAACGTAACCTGTCGTGGTAGTAAATGCTATAATTGATGATGTTACTTTTGTTGTTACTAAAGTTGAAGAAGTTCTCCAAATGTCAGAGCCAACAACAGAAAATATAAATCCATCGAAAACAAATTGCGCTCTAAATCCGCCAACCGATCCTAAAAATTCAGTGTCAGTATTAACTATTCCAGCTGTTGGAAGTAATACTTTATTTTTCTTGCCAAGAGGATCTAAGTATTCAAATAAATTAACCGAACGTTCAGCATCAATGCTTGTGACGCGCTGATTATTATAACTTCCGACAATGTCGTAATCTTCAGTTTTTGCCACATTAGTAACTCAGGATGTTCGGCCAATAAAATGGTTCTGGTGCTGTCAATACGACTGACGGCCTTAGTGTTAAATCTGTTTCATTAGCATTTTTTAAATTGCTATAGTAATCCTGGTATTCATCTTCGCTTTGCTGCGGCCAATTGCCAGATGGATAGTAAGATAAAAACTTTCGTGCCAATGCGTATTTCAAAAAACCATAATAATAAGGTGGCAGCTCGCCCAAATCATCCTGGGCAGTTAATGAATTTATCATTCCTTTAACTTGTATGGATGCCGGATAAGCTTGAGATGGAGCGGGATAGTAAGTGATAAAGCTTTCTGATGCTTGCTTATTCAAATATACAAATCCAGGTCTAGCTATCAAACCTTCTTGCCTTACGACATTGAAATACTCTGCTTTGCTAATGATTTTTGTTGGATAAACTATGCTTGTAGTTGATGGCTGTGCTGGAATTATAGATACGCTTGATGTAACTATTTGCGAACCTGTGCCCACTCCATCGCTTGTAAGTATAACAAAGACTCCCGCCATTGCATTGGTGAAAGTCGTCGCTAAAAGGATGTGATTCACATCCACAAAAATAGCATAATATGTTGTGGCTATTAGCAAAGGGGCTGATAACGTGCCGCCAGCTGTAACAGTTAATGTAACAGGTGTCCCCGTGGGAAAACCTTGCGAAGAATTTAAAAATAACTGACTATTAACAACATAATTTGTAATGTAAGATGTTGATGGTGGCAGTATTTGAATCGGAATGCCAGGAATTGTATAGTTAGCAAAAACTAAATCCACAATTCTATCAGCTACAATATCCGTTCCAGGTATCATGTCTGAAATAGAATAGGTATCTTTACCTGCAACCATCGTAAAATCAATAGTTGTCAGATAAGGAATATAGATGCTATCAGATGAAAATTTATCTAATAGTTCATTAATAAGATCCAACCCAGTTGTAAGCATGAAAGCATCTGGCGTTTCAGCCGTGCCGAGCTCACCCAAAAGATAAAGAGCATTATTAATTACATCATTTGTAGTTCTGACATTTTGCGGCATAAACGCTCCATGCTATAGAGCCCATAGCTTATCAAGTTATAGGCTCTCAATTTATTACTTAACAGGGAATGCATCTTTATCTAAGCCCTTGGTTAATGTGCGAGCTAGCATTTGCGCATGCTCACCGTCATTAATCATTTTTGAACAAAATATCATGTCTTCAGCTTCCAGCACTGGATTTTTTCCGCCTTTGCCTTCAACTTTTCGCTCCTGGCTCTTCACAAAGCTGTTCTTCTCGCTGTGTATCGATTCCATTCTGCGTTGACGTGTTCCGGCCATTGCTGCGTCTTTTCCTGGGCTGTTGTCGTATCTGCTTTTCATTTGTTAAACTCCTTAACGATGGATGTTCAAACCACTCGCCTGTTTTTAGCAAGCGAGTGAATTCTTCTTCATCTTCAATAACACGAACTTCATGCACTGCGTGATATAAGCATGTCAATTGCATAATTAGCTCAGCAACTTAACAGCATATTGTGGATGCCATGCAAATCCGCACAAAACATCAAGCCGCATAAAGTTTTGATATCCAAGAATGTCCCCAGTTTGAGTAACAGCAAGAGACAACCCAGTTTCTGGATCTACTGCAACAGATGCATAAGGAACTTGTAATTTATAAAGTGGAGGACATACGATATCCAAAGCACGAGACGGATAAGCGATGTTGACATTATAATTCGGTACAACTGTTACAGCAGCATTGCTAGGTACTGCATTATCAACGTTTTTCAATGGGCTAGAACTAGCTGAAATAATGCTTGGGCTAACAGTGATTGTTACCGCGCCGCCAGCTGATGAACTAGCTGCAGCAGTGATTACAAACTGCATATTCTGCCCAGTTGATTCGCGACTTAACGGATTAACAGAACGTACGCCAGCAATAGAAATTAAATCACCTGGTAGGAAATAGTTAACAACTGACGCACTAGCGCCGGATAATACAATAGTATTACCTGAAGCAACCGCACCGTTGACTAACAGTGTATCACTAGGGGTTAAGCTTGGTCCTGCACCAGCTGTATGACGCACGATATTTTGAGATTGGAAAATGTCGAAGTATGACAAGTGACCAATCGCTGATTGACGCACGATATCCTCGTTGAATACTGGTGTGAAGTTATTTAACAACGCACCTTTCAAAGATGAACCGTCTCGAACCGTCATTGCCAAGTAAGCATCAGATGCGATGTTTACACCTTGCTCTAACAATTTAGCACCAGCAAGATCTACTGATGTAAAAGAGTTAATAGGCGTACCAGCTGTACCAGAAAAATAGTTAAGTGTTAACTCGCCAGCAGTAGAAATATCGCGTTCCATCTGTGTAACAATGTTTTGAATTGCTGGTTGAATAAACAGTCTTGAGAAATCTTCAATACGCAAAGTAAGATCTTGCACGGTGTAAGCAATCAAAGCGTGATATTGATGCGCAACAGTGATGTTTTCAACAGTTTCAACGATATCTTGCGGTACAGCAGTTGCACCATCACCAACAATAAAATTGTTTTGACGACGTACTTGTAATGTATCACCGATTTTATAACCAGAAGATGTAAAGTCATCTTGGTAAATACGTGAGCCGGTCATTACAAAAGGGGCATTGTTAGCAAACATAGCAAGTGCGGTGTTTGATACTAATTGAGTAGTAATAAATTGATTAGGCATTTTTCCAATCTCCATTTAATCCATTAAATGGCGGATAGTCGCTTGGGTATAACCTCTCACATCCTGCGAGAGGCGTTACTTTTTTACTTCCAACCCGCCTTCATCCGGCGCCGGATTTCTCCGACGCTAGTGTTATCCGTAACATCTTGACTGCCGGTTGGATTGCTCTTGATCTGGCCCATTTGCTTCGGAGAATTAGCTTCTCCGGCTTTATTGCCACCAGCCAAAGCAAACGACAGTCTATTTATTTCTCTCGCTTGATCAATTGGATGAAGTTTAGATATTCGAGCTAACTCATCTTTATTTTTGCCGAGTTTGTAAAACACGTCACCAGGGTTATCGATTAAAAGCGCTGCATCTCGCATTGCCGCTGTAAATGGCACATTATCGCCACGAACAACATCGTCAAAGTCGTCATATTTATCAGAAGTTTTGTCCAGATGATCTTGCAAATTCTGGTACTGTTGATGCACATGAGCGGCTTTCTCTGAATCTTTCGCCTTCTGCTCTTCCATTTTCTGAAGGTTGAGCGCGTAAGAAACAGCCCTTTGGATCTGATCATCTACTCCACCACCACCGGCTTGCGCAGCTGGGGGCATTTGCTGTTCTTGAGAGCCAGGATTTGATTGTTGAGATTGCTGCATTTGTTGCATTTGTTGCCGCATCTCTCTCATCTCTCTATCATGCCGCTTTTGTTGACGCCCTAATCTTTCCTTGGCGTATTGCGGCAATTCTGAACCTTCGACAGGCTGATCTTGATTAGCTTGCTCAGGTATCCCCATACTTTCATTTGCTTGACCAGCAATATTTTGTTGCTCTTCGCTAGATAAATTTTCGCTTTGCTCTTGCATCTTGACTCCATTTGGCATTTTATTAGCCCCGACTTAAGATGGTCGTCACCCCGCAAACCGACATTTGCGTTAATGTGTTCAATTTTACGCTAATTAGATGATTAAAACAGGTACACTGGTGTAATGCAGGACGTATGAGATTTGATAACCGAATTCGGTTTCAACAAAGCCGAATTCGGTTTCTTCTGACTTACTCTTTTTTGCTGTGTTCTAAAGATGTATTGTGCTTATGTAAATCCGCTATTATCTTAAGCATATTATGACGATGAGTTAATTCTGATTGTTGCAAATTCATAGAATGATCTGATGTATCTTGTTGTAAACGCATTTCTAGTTCCTTCGCTTCAACCATCATCTTTTGTTTTTTAAGTTCTAACTCTTGCTCTTGAATTTGAACTTTCTTAGCTTCATTTTGCAATTTACCCATCTTCTCTTGCATCTCCATTTGCATCATTTGAGCTTGCGGATTTGGCTGAGGTGGTGGTGGTGGCGTGCCATCTTCTTTTGCTAGAATTTCTTTTGGCACAAGTGTTTTAAAGCGCTCAACTAACTGATCGCCAGATTCTACATCTAAGTTTTTAGCCCAAATGTCAGCGACTAGCGGGAAAGCCTGCGGATTAGCTGCGAGAGTTTGCTGCAAGAATTCAAGCGCAACATCTTTTTGAACTGCAAATGATGGACCGCTATCAATCTCAATGTCATATGCGCCACCGGACATTTCATTCTTTATTGTGCCATCTTCCATTTTTTGATTAAGCACCATCGATTTAGTTTTGCCGTCTTTCTTTGATATCACAACGTGCCGCTCATCAACACCCATGACCGCAGGTAAAAGATCGAGTACAACTCGGCCGCCTTGCTCTAAAGCTTGATTTAGATTATCGAAAAAAACATAAGCGGACATCGAGCCTTCAAGTTTTCGCTCGCGTCTAGCTTTTCCTGAGATGTCTCTACCTTCTAAAGCTTCAGTTTCTGAAAACCCAAGAATTTCTTTTATGTCTTGTCCACCGCGCTGCATGTTTGCCATCAGAGCTGGCGACAGATCCCACGCTTGCATCTTAACAGGCATTTGGCCAGTCTTTGGATCTGGCTTGGCCATCAATATGCCCATTTGCAGCTCGGGATTTCGCCACATTTGTTCTTGGCCAATGATGTTGTCAGGTGTGCCAATCCATTGCTCGCGCCTGCGATTTTTAATTTCAGCTGCGATTTCACTACCCACATAGTTTACAAACTTCTGAGCGTCACGCGCTTCGTGAATAAAGGATTTGGTGTATTGTTTGCCTTCAACAAAAGAGCTATCACCATCAACAAAAATGATTGGCAAATATTTAGAAGGCCACTCGGTAAACTCAATGATTTGATTTTGGATAAGGCGATAATGCATGATTTTATAATCTTGGGATTGACGTTTGCGCACAATTTCTGGTATCTCATCCAATATTATATTGCCAACAACTTGAGATTGCGCCGCCAATTTCTTTTTCATCTTAATAGCCGGCTGCATTGCATCCCACTCATCCGCTGTAACAGTTTCGTCATTAGAAAGCTTATAAATTATAATTGGATACCATTCCTTGACGTAATAATCACATACGACAATCGTATCTCTAGTTTCCCACTGAAAATCCAACAGAGTTCTTGGATCGCTATACGAAACAGGATTTTTTATATATGGGTAAGTAGCTGCAAATTCTTCTTTCGAAAAAATATGATTGCGCGAACAAAAATTTCCATCACCTTTGTGAGGCTTATACGCTGAAGGATCAAAAGAAGTGTGAGTAGGGTCAGGAATTAGATTAAATTTTATGATTTGATTAAATGATTTTGGAGATTCATAGTCCACATCAATTTGAAAAGCTCCGAAGCCCATTAATAAAGCGGATTTAAAAGCGGATTGATAGACTAGATCATTTTGTGATTGATAACTGATAGTTCGCACTAAATCAGCTCTCAAATCAATTTGTTCTTGAGTTGCTTTACCCGTAAGTGATCTAACGATTAGATCAGGCTTATTTTTTCGTTGCTCGCCAGATATTTTCTTTACTGCATCATAAAGCTTATTGAACGTCATCGCTGGTTTAAAGAGACGTGTAAACTCGCTGCGCTCTATTGCAGTCCACTGGTCACGTAAACAAAAGTTTTGATCGTCCTTACCGCGGGTAATGTTTTCATTGAAATAGTTTTGCCAGATATTTAGATTTTCTCTCGCTTTTCTAAGCACGTACTCTTCGTCAATATCCCACTCTGCTAGTTGCTCTAAGCGTTTCTCATCCATCTCGTTAATTTCTTCAGACGAAATCGTATCAGGCTCATGTATTTCTGACATAAAAAGTACCATCCTTAGTAAATATATATCCCAGCATCATGCTGGGATATGTAACGATAAAATTACGGCAACACAGTTAGCCGACAAGAATTACTAGCGCTAAAGACTGGCTTATACCACTGCGTCCCATTCGATCCAACAGCTGCAATGATATCTGTTGCTAGCACACTAAATCCCTGACTTAAAATATAGTTATCTAAAAATCCGGCGGCTGAGATTTCGGTTAGCGTGCTACCTGGCGCATATAATCGCCCAATGCGTGGAACTACGCCCTCTTGTTGACCAGCAAATGAAACCTTAAAGTTTGTAATAGACATCATGTAACTCCTTATCGTTGTTGTGCACGGTAAAATAATTCTTCATTTTTTAATTGTGACTTATGAGAGTCTAACTTAACAAAAGATTCTTTTTCTTTCTTTGTCTCAATGCCACACGCTACTTCTTTAATCTTTGTGTGCTCGTTATTTTTCATTTCACCACCCAATTATTCTGCATTATCTGTGCCTTATATTATTCGGTCTTACATTACATAGATTTCCAATCTTTGCTCTTTCATGCAAAAGTAATCTATCATTTTCTAGAGACCACAATTCTGCTTCTCTTTTTGTTAGATAAGCTTGATATATCACTTCTTCATCAGCCGAGGCAGGCAAATGGCTGATTAATTGATTGGACAAATATTTAATCAGTGCATCATTGCTTGTTTTTGGTTCAACTATCGCATTAGTTTTTATCTTACACTTTTTATTAAATCTTGGTATATACTTGTGTTGACGTCCTCCCCGTCCTAAAGAACGAGGATTCCTACGGTGTTTAGCCAATTTTTGGCTAACTTACTTCGGAGGGTTCTTGGGCTGAGTGCCTTACAGCGCTACTCATATCTCCACAAGCGTCACTTTCCGCATGCCCTGCGGTAGTCCATTTAAGGAAAATGAATTGTAATAGCGAAGATTGTTAAGGTCAACAAAAAACGCTTACATCCCCGCCCTGAACGACGGGGTTTTACACGCAATAAGATAAAACAAGTGCCACGAGATTGTGGCACTGTTCTTGCATTATCTAACGCGTCTAGCGCATATTTTTCCAAACATTGTACAAGTACTCGTTAAAAACACGGTCCTACCAATAAGAAAAACAGTAGTAGTTGAGGCTATACTAAATCTTCTGGTTGGGATTGCAATTTGTACAAAAAGATTGGGACTGGTTGTTTCTGGATAATCGATACAATAATCTAATTGTGAAGGAGATAAAGTATCATTAACAAGACTTGTTCCACCGATTACTTGTGAAGTTGCAGTCGTTGCTGCGCCTAAGGAACCAACCATTCCATAAACTTCCCAATCTCCAGCTGTTAAACTAATAGAAGTAATTGTTTTTGCAACAACGCTTGTTACTGCTACAG